GAACGGGGCAGGCTCGCCCGCGAAGGCCGCCTTGTCGTTCAGCGAGATCGCGTAGAGCATCCCGTCGCGGGCATGGCTATGGAAAATCAGGTCGGTTTGTTCCACGCCCAGCCATGCCTTGAGGAAGCTCGACTCGAAGGCCCAGTTGTGCGCGAGCGGGATCAGGCACTTCTTGAACGGCAGCTTCAGGGCCACGAACCAGTCAAACAGCCAGTCGGCCACGCGGTTGGCCTCGGGCGCGTGTAGCAACAGTTCCGACATCGGAATCTTGTGCTTCTGCTTGGCGGCTTCACTTTCCCGCTCTGGGTGCTCCGGCTTGACGAGCGTGTAGAACGGCCGCACGTCGGCAAGGGGCTCGAAGTCGGAGTCCAAGGGCACCACGGCGATCTGGATAATTTCGTGGTGGCCGGGCCGCGTGCCGGTCGTCTCCAGGTCCACGGCCGCCATCAGGCAGCCGTTGAGGTGGACCAGGCCGGGGTAGACAATCGAATCAACCACGGCTCTTCCTCCGAATCGTTGTGCGGGTCTTCTTGGCGGGCTTGCGGGCTTTCTTCGTCTTCACGACCGCCTGGTAGCTGGGCATGTCGTTGAGTCCGGCCGGCAGCCGCCCGCGTTCGATCATCTCCTCGTAGTGGATCAATGCCATCGCGTTGAACATGATCGCCGCCAGGTGGTCCTCGTCCCGCTTGCCCTGCTGGTACTTCATTACGTGCCGCTTGAGCGAGGCCACGCAGCGCGAGAACGGCATCCCGTTTTCCCAGTTGCGCTCGGCGTACTTTGCTGCGCCCATGCGGAGCCAGTGGCCCTGCCGTTCCTCGGCGAACGGTGAGATCAGGTCGGGGCGGGGCTTGTCGTCGGCCGTGTCGCGGATCGCCATGCCCTTGCCGAAGGATTGACGTTTGCCGCTGTCGGTCATGCCGTACTTGCTCATTGATCTTCTCCAGGGTTCGTAGATGCTACTTCGATGATGTCGCCGCCATAGTCGTCCGCGAAGGCCGCTTCGTCTTCCGGCCATTGGTCGGTCTCGACTTCGGCGACCAATTCGGCCCGCACTATGGAGTGTGTGAGGAAGTCGGTGGAGCGGTAAATGCGAAGCGTCATGGCTTCTCCTTTTCCGCCGGCTTGAGGGTCAGATGCGGAACAAACTTCGCGTGGTCTGTGCCGGAAATGGTCTTGTGCCGCACGGGCAGTTCTCTGCCGACGCGGTTCTTCGACCAGGCGTATCTCTCGGACGCACCGAGCCATTGCTGGAAGCGGTCATAAAACTCTGCGAATACGGTGTGTTTGCCCGGCGTCTGCGCGCAGCGTTGCGCGATGAAGTCCTCCACGACTGTCTGATTATCCTCCTGAGCCTCCCTCTTGCTGGCCGTCGCTACCACCGGTAGCCGCAGTCGGTCGATCATGGGCGGCAACTCCATGTGCATGAGCGTGTAAAGGAAGTGCGGGGCTTCATGGTCGAGAAGTGGCTCCAGCTTCGGCTTGGCGATCTTTTGCTCTTCGAGTAGATCGCCGACAGAGATCGCCGTGATGCGGGTGTCGCCGGGGAAGACGGGGCAGTTCTCACGTTTGTTGGCCGTCTGGACCCAGTGGGTCGCGTTGGGCTGCGCGAAGCAGTCGTGCCGCATCTTGCGGATCAGGATGGTTCGCCCGGTGCTGTACTCCTTGATCTTGGCATGGGCACCGGGGGCCTTGGAGATGTCCGTTTCCTCCACAGCACAAATGATCGCGCCGGATAGTTCGCCGTTGAATTCACTGGTGAGCGATCGTTCGGCCTTGACCACGCCCTTCGTTACCAGCCGCTGCAAGGACTCGTAGAAAATGCTCTTCCCGCTGTCCTCCGGGCCGAAGAAGAAAAGGTACGGGAGGGGCTGGAAGGGGTCGCGGAAGGCACAGGCGACCCAACTCCGCAGATAGGCGGCCCCCGTCTTGATGTTCGCCTCGATGGCCCAGGGCAGTTCGCGCAGCACAGGCGTTAGCTCGTGGCCGATGTGCTCGAAGATCAAGTCCCAATGCGGATGGCAGGGAACTTCGTCGTCCGCCAACTCGGCTGGCTTGTACTTGAACTGCGCGGCGTCGAGATTCCATTGTCGGCCGCCGGGGTACTCCTCGCGGAAGGGCAGATTGACCAGTCGCCAGCCCCGCGCTGCGGCTGCGCCCATGATGGCCTCGGCCTCGTTCTTTGCGTGGCCCAGGCTTTGCAGCAACATCTTGACGTTCGAGGCGGGGTGCCGGACCCATTCCTTCTGCTTCTTCATTACCCAACCGGCGTGCTCGACGGCAGCCGTCTCTACGGCGCGAATGACGCCATCAAACTCGTTGAAATCGAGTTCGTCGTCTTCCTTCGGGTCCGTCTTGACCGTGAAAATCTTGACGTACTTTCCCTTCTTGTCGTCCCAGCCCTCTATTGACCCCTCCTCTTTCTTCCGTTCGATTTCCACGACCAGCCGGCCGTCCTTGTGGGCCTTGAGCGTCACCTTGCGGTCGCCGATGTTGTCCGGCAATGTTAGGTCTTCGCCCAAAGTCTTGGCGGCTTGGATGGCGGCGGCGGCCGAGGCGAAGACGTAGCCACCTTGTTCCCGCTCCACGCCACCCAAGCGCGTACAAGCGGTGGCCAAGTCCGGGTAACGATTGAAATAGCAGGTGGTCCATCCCTGGCCGTCCTGGGTCCAAGTGTCGGCCTCATTGATGCCGGGCGAGAAGCGATAGACCCGCCATGCCCCATTGGGCAGGGGGAAGAGGAAGCAGTTGGGCGTGCCGGGGTCGCGTCCCTCGGAGATCGTCTTGAAGATGCCCACCAGCTTCAGGGCCTTGTCCTCGGGGCCTTCCAGCAGATCGCGGAGGGCCGTGGTATGGGTCTGCAACAGATGGTGGTCGGCGACCCAGAGGGTAGTTGCCCCGGAACGCATCAAGGCTTCGATCTGGGCTTTATGGCTCTCATCCAGCGGGATGATCTTCCGGCTGGATGCCAGGGCCTCGAAGGGGTCCATGTCGTTTTCGGCCACTTCATTGATGCGGACCTTCGTGCGGCGGCCCTTGACCACCTCGATGTGATCGCGCCAGTTGGCCGGCAGGTCGGCTACACCCAGCCGCTTGGTGGCCGGCTTGATAATCTCCAGCCCGTGGTTCTCGGCCGACATCTTCCTGTGCCATATCCACATAACGTGGCCGCAGGCGTCAATTGCGCTGGCGAAGTCGAAGCCCACATCAGCCGACATCATTCCCAGGATGCAGCGGGCCAACGCGGCGTGCTCAGTGTGGTTGGCGGTCGGGACGCCCGCCTCGTCGAGGTAGACGTACAGGTGGATGCCGCCGCCGCCCGTGCTGCGGCGGACTTCGACGTAGGGAAGGGCGCAAGCCGCCTGCTTGACCTTCTCCAACTCCTTTTCGTCAATGCCGATGCCCTGGGCGTGGCCGGTCAAGGCGTCGAAGTCATAACCGAAGTGCCGCGAGCGGCGGGCCTCCCAATCGAACCCCGTCATGCCGATGCCTTCGGCGTAGAGATCAAAGGGATAGCCGATCTTGTAGTCGTCCCACGCCGGGTCGGTGGCGGCATTCTTAGGAATACGGATGCTGTGCCAGGTGTCGCTTCCGTTGGACCAAGTGGACTTCTTCCCGGCCACAGGCTCGCCGTCGCCGGCAATTACGTTTACCTGGGTCTCCATCGCAACAGACCACCGATCCACGAGATCGACGTTGGCCGGCGTCTTACGGGCCTGGAGGAAGTTGTAGAGGGCTTCGCTGACTAGAGGCATTGATCTCTCTCTATGCAATGTGCTTCCAGGTTCGACGATTGACGATGCACGAGACGATGCCGGGTAATACACCCAATGCCGCGTCGGTCCACCTTGGACCAGAAGCCGTCGATCGCTTCAGGCGTCAGGATGAGGATCGGTTTTGTCTCGGGCATCGGCGACTTTGGCAGAGCGTATAAACGCATCGCGCGCGGAGCCTCGAAACTGGTCCGCGTAGATACCTACACATAACTCCCAAACGGCCGTGATTTTTCAGGAGGTCTGAAAAAAAACGCGGATTTGGGAGTTATGTGTAGGTGTCGAAGTATGACGCGGATGCACCGATGCCCGAGCAACCTGACGAATTCCGCCTGATTCCGCTGGACCAGATCGTCGAGCCGTGGGTCGTCCTGCGGGTCGTGAATCGGGAGTCTGTCGAGTACCTGGAACTGCGTGACTCCATTGCCCACCAGGGCCTCCTCAACTCGATCTGCGTGCGGCCATCGCCGCGAACGCCGGGCAAGATGGAAGTCGTGGACGGCCTTTACCGGCGGGCGGCATGTTGCGAACTGCGGCGGCCGGCAATGCCCTGCATCGTCAAGCACAACCTTACGGACGAAGACGTGCTTGCGATCCAGATTCAGGCCAATGCCTTGCGGCCCGAGACGACCGTGATCGAGTATGCCCGCCAGATCAGGCGGATCATGGATGCCATCATGGCTCGGCAGGGAAGGGATGCCACGCTGGCCGATGTGAGTAACCTGGTCCATAAGACCCCGGAGTGGGTCCGGCAGCAGCTTGATCTGCTCAGCTTGCGGGCGGACATCCAGAAGGCCGTGGAACGCGGCGAGATACCGCTTGGCTCGGCATACGTGCTCGCCAAGTTGCCGCGATTTCACCAAGCCCAGCTCTTGGACTTGGCAACAACCGCCTCGGCGCGGGAGTTCGTTCCCGTGGCTGCCCGGCTGGTCAAGCAGATTCAAGAGGCGGCCCGCCAAGGGAAGCTGCACGATTACTGCAAGGACTTCGAGCCAGTGCCTTACTTGCGTTTTGTGAAGGAAGTGCTTGCCGAGTACCGCGAGCATCGCCTGGGCGGCTTGGCCATTGTGAAGGCCGAGTGCAAGACGCCGGTGGACGGCTGGTATCTGGCGCTGCAATGGGCGCTGAATCTGGACGAGGAGAGCATCCGCGAACAACGAGAGAAATTCCTAGCGCGAACCCGCGCGACTGTACTGGAACGGAGGGTAAGGCCATGTGACCAAACCGAGACGAGCAACATGAACGACAACGAGTAACGCACCTTCTCGAATCTTGAGACCTGAATCCTGAACCCCAACGAGAAAACCACAATGTCCAACAACACCGCGATGGTCCCCGTCAATCTCGACCAGCTTCCGTCCACCCAGATCGGCACCGACGATCAGTTCGCCGAACTGGCGAAGGGGGGCGACTACATCGGCCGGATGCAGCTCTTTACCAAGAGCAAAGCCAACATGAAGGGCTTGATCCCCTCGGGCCACTACGGCATCCCCGAGTCCGACGAGGAGATCATCGACCTGGGGCCTACCGTGGACCTGCTCCCGCTGGCCCGCCGGCCCAAGGCCATCGACATGACCGACATGGAAGCCCTGGTCATTTCCTACGACATGGAATCGGAAGAGTTTAAGCGGATCGCCGCCAAGTCCGCCGAGTCCGATTCCCACTGCCAGTACGGCCCCAGCTTCCTCGTCTTCGAGCGGAGCACCAAGCGCTTCCTGGAGTTCTTCTGTGGCAACAAGTCGAGCCGCATCGAGGCCAAGAAGCTCTTCCCCTTCCTGCCGCTCAGTCAAGCGGACATCGACGCCAAGGCGGAAAACGGCAACGCGGTCGGCGACCTGAAGCCGCACGGCCCGATCCCCGTCACGCTGAAGACGAAGGTGGCCGAGAACCGCAAGGGCACTTGGCACGTCCCCGTCGTGGTGATGTGCGCCTCGCCGTTCACCACATTGCCCTCCGACGACATAATCCGGCGGGAAATCACGAAGTTCCTGACCGTCAAGGACAATGGCGTCGAGAAGGTCCAGGACAACCGCCCGGCTCGCGCCCGTTAGTAGCGCGCCTTCTGAGCCAAGGGCGGCCCCGGCGACCGCCCTTGGCTCTCTTTCTCTTTTCCGTTTTGGCCGCGGCCTTAGCGCGGCCTGACCGTGGGAAGCCGCAACAGGTGTGCCACGGCCTCAACCGGATTGTCGGTGAAACGGATTCCAGCAAGCGGAGTCTAGCGAAACGTGATGCCCGACGTTGTGCTCATTCAAGTTCCGTCGATCGACTTTCGCACCTTCATTGGCCTCAGCCATAAGGTGCTCGGCCGCTCGCCGGCTGCGCCGTCGGATGCCTGCCGGCGGGAACTGTCGGATGCCGAGCGGTTCCTGAGTTGCCTGGCGGCGATGCGAGACGAAGGGGCACCCGTGGGCTTGTCGCCCCATCTGCTCACGCATGTTTCGTTTAGCGCCTTCATCGGGGCCGACGAGCGGGACATGCTGGAAATCCTCCAACTCTGCGCAGGGATGCCCTTCGTAGTGGCGGAGACGATCGTGCGAGGCGTGCAGGCAGCGGTCGTCACCGGCACGCTCTCCCAATGGAAGGATGCCGTGGTGTCGGGGTGTGCCAAAGGGGTGCCCACGCCGGTGCGGCATTGCTTCAACAAATTGCACGGCCTGTTCACGGCTGCCGGCCTGAACGTCTGGCGGGACTACACGCCCCGCAGCACGCCGGATCAGACGTTCTTGCTTCTTGAAGATAAAAAGGGCCGCTGACCGTCTAATTTCGCGCCTGTTCTTCGGCGTATTTAGTAGCACGCTATCACACCTTCCGACCGAATCGTCACCATGCAGCCCTTCTTCGAGCAAGACAACCTGACTCTGTACTGCGGGGACTTGCGCCAAGTCCTACCGACGGTGCCGGAGAACAGCGTGGACTTCGTGTGTACTGATCCTCCCTACGGACTCAGTTTCATGGAGAAAGACTGGGACCACGATGTTCCTGGACCTGAGTATTGGCGTGCGATTGCGCGGGTGTGCAAGCCTGGTGCGTTGCTGCTGGCCTTCGGCGGCACGCGGACCTATCACCGGCTGATCTGCGCGATCGAAGACGCCGGCTGGGAGATTCGGGACTGCCTCATGTGGCTCTATGGCCAAGGTTTCCCCAAGGCTGCCGACGTAGGCAAGATGATCGACAAAGCGAAAGGTGCCGTGCGCGAGGTCGTAGGCACGAAACTCGGGCAGCGGGGCTACTCTCTGGCCGACAACGGCCGCACGAACGAAATCTATGGCGACCTGCACAACCCGGAGGCCGAGTGCGCCATCACCGCCCCGGCGACTCCCGAGGCCGCGAAGTGGACCGGCTGGGCGGCGGCCCTGAAGCCGGCGTGGGAGCCAATCATCCTGGCAATGAAGCCGATGGGCGGCACGCAGGTCCACAATGCCCTGACCTGGGGCGTGGCGGGCATGAACATCGACGCCGCGCGCATCGGCGAGAACCCCGGCTACAAGTACAACGCCGATCGCAACGGGACGACCTTCCACGGCAAACAGGGTGAGCGAATCAAGCAAACGGCCGCGAAGAAGGGCAGCCAGTCCATCGAATCGACCAAAGGCCGCTGGCCGGCGAACCTGTTGCTCGACGAGGACGCCGCCGCCCAGTTGGACGAGCAGACCGGCACGCTCACCAGCGGCAACAACAACGTCCGCACGAAGCCCGGCGACGGCTACCACGGCGGCATGGGCAGGGCGGGCGATGCCCAGGTGAGCTACGGCGACAGCGGCGGGGCCAGCCGCTTCTTTTACTGCGGTAAGGCCACGAAACGAGAGCGCGGGCCGGGCAACGATCATCCCACCGTCAAGCCCCTGGACTTGATGAAGTATCTGCTCACGCTGCTCTCGACCCCGGATGGCGGGGTAATCCTGGACCCCTTTGCCGGCAGCGGCACCACGCTGTTGGCCGCCCAGCAACTCGGCCGGCGCTCAATCGGTGTGGAGTTGATCGAACACAACTGCGAAATCGCCAAGTCCCGCCTTCAGGCTTGAGGGAGATTGCATGTCGGTTGAATCGGTGAAGATCGAAGCCACGACATCCAGCGGTACGCGGATTCGCCTGCCAGTTTTGCTGGAGAGAAAAGATGGCCGCATCTACTTCTGGGACGGCAAGGTCGGCACGAAGACCCGCTATGGCCTGTCGTCGGAAGTCAAGGCCATGCGCGGCTCGCACTTCCACGGCTACGACGACGAGGGCGAATACGCCAAGAAGATGGTCTGGTCGGTGGACGACTGCCAGCGCAACCGCTTCCAGATCGCCTATCTCTGTGGTGAGGATGTTTACGCCTGGTTCGACCGGCCACTCGTGCGCCACCAGTACCGGCCCCTGACGCGAGGCGGCGTGCCGCAGACCTTCATGCCGCACCAGGCGGACATGGCGGATGCCGGTCTGACGTACCACTACCAGATATTCGGTGCCGAAATGGGCACCGGCAAGACCCTAGCCGCCCAGATGGTGATTGAGAAGTCGGGCGTCAACTTGGTGTGGTGGGCAGGGCCGAAGACCAGCATCCCGAACATCAAGCGCGAGTTCAAGCTGTGGGGCTTCCCCTTCGATCACATCCAGGTGGAGTTCTTCACCTATGAAGGTCTCGTGCGTGTGATGGACGAATGGGATGGCTCGCAGACTTTGCCTCGGTTCTTCGTGGCCGATGAATCGAGCCGATGCAAGAACGACACGTCACAACGCTCGAAAGCCTGCCAGAAGCTCGCCGACTTGATCCGCGACCAGTACGGCTACGAGGGCTACGTGATCGAAATGTCCGGCACGCCGTCGCCCAAGACGCCCTGCGACTGGTGGAGCCAGTGCGAGATCACCTGGCCGGGCTACGTCAAGGAAGGCAGCCGCCGGGCGATGGAAGAGCGGCTGGCTTTCATGGTCGAGCAGCAATTCGATGCCGGCAAGTTCAAGAAGCGCATCGGCTGGAAAGACGACGAGCGAAAGTGTGCCGAGTGCGGCGACACCTTCGAGGAAGGGCCGCACGAATTGGACGGCATAACGGACCCGGACGACTACCACAAGTTCGTCCCCAGTACCAACGAAGTCGCCTATCTCTACCAGCGGCTCAAAGGGCTGGTAATCGTCAAGCACAAGAAGGACTGCTTGCACCTGCCCGAGAAGCGATACCGCAAGATCGTGTGCAAGCCTACAGCCAGTGTCTTGCGCGTGGCGGAATCCATCGTCCATACGGCCCCCAACGCCGTGACGGGCATGACCTTGCTGCGGGAACTGAGCGACGGTTTCCAGTACCGGGAAGTCCAGGATGGCATGACGCCTTGCACGCATTGCCCGGATGGCACGGTCGCCGAGTGGGTGGACCCGGACGATCCCGACGCCCGCTACCAGGCCATCGACATGCTGGACCCCGATCTGGTGGGCCGCCTGGTCAAGGAGACGGTTCCCTGCCCGCTGTGCGATGGCAAGCGGGAAGTCCCCAGGAAGGTGCGCATCACGCGGGAAGTGCCCTGCCCGAAGGCTGCCGCCCTGAAGATGCTGCTGGACGAGAACGAGGAAGTCGGGCGGCTGGTGGTTTTCGCCGGCTTCACGGGCTCCGTGGATCGCATCGTCAAGCTGTGCCTCAAGGAAAAGTGGGACGTGGTGCGCTGCGACCAGGGCAACTTCCAAATCTTCACGGCCAAGAGCGACAGCCCGGAAGGCGTCTTGACCACCGGTGAAGAGCCGCTGGATTACTGGGCCAACATGGAGGGGCACGGCAAGGTTGCCTTCGTGGCCAATCCCGAGTCGGGCGGCATGAGCCTGACCTTGGTGGAGGCCCGCATGGCGGTGTACTGGTCCAACAGTTGGAAACCGGAGTACCGCGTGCAGAGCGAGGATCGCATCCACCGTAAGGGCATGGACGAGAACCTGGGATGCACCATCGTGGACCTGATCCATCTGCCCAGCGACAACCGCGTGCTGGATGTGATTCGTGCCAACCGCACGCTGGAGCTAATGACGATGGGCGAAATCCTCCACGGCGTCGATTGGAAGGATGCCGGCGAAGAAGGCGAAATGCGAGTGGAGGAAGTGACGCTGTGACCCATGTTGTGTGCGAGATCGTCTTGTCCAGGGGTCGGTGGAGCTACTGCCCCAATCGTTCGCGGGTGCGACGAACGTTGCGACGGGTCTTCGAGGATTCGCTGCTCGCCGTGACCTTTCACGACCCTGACGACGATAACGCGGTCGAAGTGGAGATCGGCGTGGATGGCGATGAAGACAGTTGCGATTGGGTTTGCGACACCATCTTCAAGACGTTCCTGGAATGGAAGCCCGAGTACGAGAGCATGATCGAAGTTTTCCTAGCTGTTGACTGACACCCTTTTCCTAACCTGCGGAGTTGCAACGATGAAGTACGTGCTGTTGGTCCTGACCCTGATTGCCCTGGCCGCTGGCCCAGCGATCGCCAGCGTTCCCGATGATTTGCAGCGTGTGAGCGTCACCATCAAGGCCGGCAATGCCCAAGGCTCGGGTACGCTCGTCACTCGCCAGATCGGCGACGATACCGTGACTTTCATCTGGACGGCCGCTCACGTCGTCGATGGCCTGCGCACCACGCGCACGGTCGTCACGCCGCAAGGCACGCCCCGGATTGTCGTTGAGTACCGGGATGCCGAGATCGTCCAGGAGCGGCAGCAAGGTGGCCGCCGGGTGGGCGAGGTCAAGTATGACTGCAAGATCGTCAAGGTGAGTGACGCCGACTACGGCGAAGACCTCGCCGTGTTGATGGTCCGCTGCAAAGGCGCTTACCCGCTGAACGTCTGCGCGAAGTTCCATAAGGACATCCATTACCTCCCGCCCATCGGCGTCGAGCTGAGCCACTGCGGCAGTCTCCTCGGTCAGTTTGGGGCCAACAGCTACACGACCGGCGTTCTCAGCCAGACAGGGCGCACGCTTGCCATGAAGGGTGCCAACGTCAAGGTCTTCGACCAGGTGACGGCAGTTGCCTTTCCCGGTTCGTCGGGCGGTGGCATGTTCCTCAAAGAGAATGGCGAGTACATCGGGATGCTCACCCAGGGCGTGATGAAGCTGCAAGGCTTCAACTTCATTGTTCCCGTGCGGCGCATCCACGCCTGGTCGAAAGACGCCAAGATCGAGTGGGCCATCGACCCTGATGCCGAGATGCCGACCTTGAAGGAGATCGACGCGATCCCCGTGGAAGACGCCGGCCAGTCTCCGGGCGGCTACCCGCAGCGCAATCCGGCCGGCGGCATCGACGAAGGCGGTGCGCCGTGCTTCAAGCCGCCCTTCAACTTCGACGACGCCATTCTGTGGGTCGAGAAGTTTGCTCGTTCGCTCCGCGCGGGCTAGTCGGTCCTCTTGAGTCTGCCCCTGTCCCTCCTCTTGTGACCGACAGCACTTGAGCCGGGTGGCGATGGGCAGCGCCACCCGGCCTCTCTAAACCAATAACCGGCGAGGCAAATACGGAGAGATCATGCGATTGACCAAGAAGAAAGTCGAGAAGATCAAGCAGGCCATCGCCGATGGCACAAAGCAAACCGAGATCGCCAAACGGTTCAAGGCCAGCCGCTCGGTAGTGTCGGACATCGCCACGGGTCGAGTCCACAAGGACGTGGATTGGCCCAACGGCGAGCCGCCCACGCCCAAGCGGGCGGGCGGCCAGCACAAGAACATCCCGGACTACGACCCGACCGACAAGCGTGTTTTGGAGTTGGAAGCCGAGATCGTTCATCTGACGGACGAGCGGAACCGAGAGCGGCAGAGGGTCAAGGCGGGGGCGAAGATTACCGGGCTGTTCAAGGCCATCACTGCTGAAATGGAGCAACGGGTCAAGCCGTTTGCAGCGCTTCCGCCTGCCTTTGCGTACCGGCGCAAGGCCCAGATTACCGAGCACTGCGTCATGCACCTTTCGGACGGCCACCACGATCAGGTCGTGCGGCCGGACGAAGTTGGTGGCTTGGAAGACTACAACTTCCCGGTTAGTTGCGCCCGCGCCGAGCGGTACGTCAATACGGTTGTGGAATGGACCCAGGACACCCTGGCCCCGAAGTTCTATTTCCCGGTGCTCTGGGTGCTGGCCTACGGCGACTACACCAGCGGCGAAATCCACAAGGCGTGCGAGCGGTCCTACTATCGCAACCAGTTCAAGAATTGCCTGGCCATCGGCCAGTTGCACGCCCTGATGTACCGCGACCTGGCGGCCCACTTCGAGCAGGTGAACGTCCTTTATCTGGCCGGCAACCACGGTCGGCGGACGCCGAAGAAAGATTACCTCGGTGCGCACGACAACTGGGATTATTTGTGCGGCGAGGTCGCCCGGTTGCATTGCCGTGACCTGGGCAACGTCCATTTCTCCATCCCCGATGCGTGGAGCGCCAACGTCAGCATCAACGGCGTCGGCTTCAACGTGTCCCACGGGGATGACGTGCGCTCGAACCTGGGTATCCCGTGGTACGGCATGGTTCGTCGGCAGAAGGGCCTGATCGCCCTGGGTGCGGCGGCCGGTGCCCAGCGGTGTCGGTACTTCTGCGTCGGCCATCATCATGCAGCGAGCACCCTGTCGGACGTGGACGGCGAACTGCTGGTCAACGGAAGTTGGGTGGGCACCGACGCTTTCGCTTACAACTCGCTGTCCGGCTACCGTGAGCCGGCCCAATGGATTCATGGTGTGAATCCGAAGCACGGCATCACCTGGCGAATGAACGTCAAGCTGCGGCATGAGAACGAGAAGAGCGGACCCAAACGCTACCTGATCGACGGTGGCCGGGACATCGGGCCGCTCAAATCCTGAGCAAAGGAACCCAAGCAATGTCTGCGAATGAACAACCGTTTGTCCCTTCGATCACCACGAGCACTCTGGGCGACCGGCTGGAAGCCCTGCGGACGACGCAGCAGGGATACGAGGATGAACTGCCCGCCCGCTTAGCGCCCTACTTGCCGCCGGACCAGCCCGAGGCCAATGGCCGTGAGTTTCCGGGACCGCCCGTGAACGTGAAAGAGACCAACTGATGCCGATTCATCGCACCACGAGGAACGGTAAACCGGCGATGCAGTACGGCACTCGGGGTGCCAAGTACATCTACACCGCCGGCAATAAGGCGAGCCGCGAGGAAGCCAAGAAGAAATGCGTCAAGCAGGCGCTCGCCATCCAGCGGCGTAGCGGCGTCCCTGCGGACCTGTGAAAGGAGAATCCCGTGGCCAAGAGAAAGACAACGAGCAGACCGGCCCGGACGCCGATTGGGCCGGTCGCCCCGCCGCCGATCATCGGACGGTTGCAAAACAGCGGCATGATGCGATTCGGGGAGGGGCAAGTGCCGCCTGCGGTCACTGTCGCGGCCAGGGCGTTGAAGCCCACGGGCCGCAAGGCAGCATCGGCCCCGGCCCCCAAGGTCGTGCCGACGAAGACCAGCGGAATGACGCTGATGGGAGACATGCTTTCGCAATCCCCCGCCGACATTGCCGCCATGATGCAGAGACCGACCAGCCCGAAGACGGCCAGCAAAAAGGGCCGCCGTAAGTAGCGCGGGCGCGTCTAACGCGACGGAGGCTCCAGGTGCCATGAAAGCAGTCTTCTTCGGCGGACCCTGTGATGCACAAGAGCGAGTTGCCAACGGCGACCAGCGATTCCGCGACGTGCGGATGCAGACTGGGGAAATGGTCCGCTACGAACTGCTCATGCGATACGGCGACACGCTGATCTACGCCCACGGCCTGACGTTGTATCAGGTCATGGACTTGCTCGTGAATCACTACTGCATCGGAGACGACGGTGCGTGAGCTACGTCACTTGGCCGACATGCGGGCCATCGCCTTCAACAAACTGGAGATCAAACCGTGCTGAGCAAACTGTGCTGGTACTTTTGGCAATTGTTCCCTTGCACCTACCGGACCTATTACGGCGACGAAGGCGGCCGGCTGCACTTCGCCGTCTGGAAGATGTGGTTCGGGCGGTGCTACTACATCCACGACGTAATCGTGGACACGTTCACCACCCTGCTCGACGACACCCTGCGGATGCTTGAATCCGCCTGTGCCGCCAAGCGCGAGACTTTTGCCGGCTAGTTTCGGCGTGTTCGATCCACTTCTTTTCCTGGGAGAAACCCATGCCCGACCCCAACGATCTGAACGCCGACGAGCGCCTGCGAGCGGACGCGGACGCCATCGAGGAAGACGACGACTTCGAGGACGAAGACGAAGACTTCGACGACGATTACGACCCGGACTTCGACGACCCGGACGACGACCTGGACGGCGATTTCGAGGATGAAGACGACGACTGGGACGACGAAGACGAGGACGAGGACTGGGACGACGAAGACGAGGAATACGAAGAGTAGTCCAGCCACCATGCGTGGCAACGATTCCCTCACCGTGGCATGAGCAACGGTGAGAGCCGCTCTGTAGCGTAGCTCAGTTGGTAGAGCGTGTGCCCGTTAAGCACAGGGTCGCTGGTCCGAGTCCAGCCGCTACAGCCTCAAATATGGAGCACAGCCTATGCCTATCTTCTGCGTGAGCGACCTGCACTTGTGCGACCGTGGCTTCCGCGACAATTTTGCCGTGGAAGGCCGCGAAGCCCGCTTCTACAAGTTCCTGGACTACGTGGAGGCCGAGCGTGGCCAACTGTATGTCCTGGGCGACTTGTTCGACTTCTGGCAAGCCACCATGAGCCGGGCCGTCGTGGCGTACCTGGACCTGCTCACGCGACTGGACAAGATGCAGGCAGTCTATGTCATGGGCAACCATGACTGCGCCTTGTCGGCGTTCATTGGCCAGCCAGCCTTGATGCCGGGGCATCCATTCTTCCTGCGAGAGGTTCGAGCCTTCGAGCAGACCATCGGTGGGCGGCGGTTCGCCTTCCTCCACGGCCATGAATCCGACCCCTACTGCCGTGACGCAAACCCCGGCATCGGTGAGATCACCGCGATCATCTCCGGGATGCTGGAAGACCGCAACCGCGGGCCGTTCACTGCGAACCACCATGCCGTAGAGGATCAATTTGTCGGCACGCTGGAAGGGGCCTTGACCCTCTGGCGGCATTTGACCCTTCAGCACGGCCGCAGGGACGAGATGCTCGACGGCGTGGAAGCCTACCGCAAGGAAGCCGGGGCCGACGTAGTGGTCTACGGCCACACGCACGAGCCGGGCTGCATTGGCGAGTGCCATTTCAACTCCGGTTGCTGGGCCAGGACGAACGACACCTTTGTGCGGATCGAGGAGGACGGCCGAACTGCCGTCTGGGAATGGCTACCCAGCAATCGACCGGCGCTGTTTTCCCATGCGTTGCGATGAAGCCGCTGAAGCCACTGGAACAGTACCAGGCGTATCCCATCCCGGTGGCGGCCGTCTATTACGACGCCGCTTTCAACTGCCGGGGCGAGTTCACGCTGCAATCGGTCAAGGAACTGGCGGACAGCATCACCCAGGCCGGGCGGCTGATCTGCCCGGTTGCCGTGCAGCCGTGGACCGAGGCCGGAGGTTGTGAGTACCGCCTGATCGTCGGGCACCGCCGCTTCCGCGCCATTACCGAGTTCCTGAAATGGATCGAGATACCGGCCTACATCTGCGAGGGTCTGAGCGAGCACGACGCCCGCATGTTGAACCTCGTGGAGAACCTGCAACGCAAGAGCCTGAACATCCTGGAAGAGGCCCGTGCAATTCAGAACCTTTATCCCCAAGGGGCGAGGGTGCGGCACGCCGCCCAGGAATTGAAGCAGCCGACAAAGTGGGTCCACGTTCGCGTGCGGTTGCTGCGGATGCCGGAAGCGGTCCAGCAGAAGGCTGCCGCCGGCCTGCTTTCGCAGGCAAACCTGGAACAACTTGCGGGAATGGAATCGGCTGAGGAACAGATTTCGGCCGCCCGCAAGATCGTCGAGGCGCGGGAAAGAGGCAAGGGAAAGTTCCTGCCCGGTCTGGACAAGACGTACAAACGCCGCCGTGGCGTTCGTCCACGAGAAGAGATCAATCGCATGGTCGAACGGATGTTGGCCGCCGGCATTGGCGGCCTGCCGCCCCGCGTGGCCGCGTGGTGTGCGGGCCACGTCCCTGACGAGGAACTGCTGAAAGAAATCCAGGCGGAACGTCTAAGAAGTGCCGTTGATTCCGGCGCGTTTATGGGAGACGAATGTGATGGACACGCCGACTGCCCCCGCTGAGCCGGGGATCGACATACGGAAGCTGAAGCCGGGCACGATCATCCTCTTGGAGGCGGAACCCAGCCTCTATGAGATCAAGGTCGTGTATCCGGTCCACGGCATCGTGGAGATCAGTTCGAGCGACCCGCATTTGCGAGTCGTCACCGTGGGCCAGTTGCTTCACAGCGTCCACTGGCCGAGTCCGGGCGCACCGATCCCCTTGTGGATCGGCAAGGGCCTCGCTCTGGAGATCCGCTTCCGCAACGGCCTCTATCGCACGCAGCCCGTGACGGCCGCCGGTGTGCAAGGGAAGCACGAGGATGGCAGCCGTTGGACTTACGAGGTCTTCTAGCCGATGAGCAATCACCCGCCGAAGCTCTATCTCGATACCGAAACCTGCGGGCTGCACAGCATGATGGTGCTGTTGCAGTACGCTGTGGAAGACGGGCCTATCACCCTGTACGAGGTCTGGCGGCGGCCGATCCACGAAACGCTGGCGCTGATCGAATGGATATGCCAGCACACGGTCGTGGGCTTCAACCTGTCCTTCGACTGGTTTCACGTCTGCAAGGTCTACACCATCTTCCGCCTCTGTGACCCGGACTGGATTCCCGACGAGCACATCGACGAGATCGCCATGCTGGAGCCGCAAGGGCAGGATGGCCCATGCGTCAAGCCGGCGGCGGTCATGGACCTGATGCTCCACAGCCGCAAAGGCCCCTACCAATCGCTGATGGCCCGCGAGGATGTTCGCATCAAGCGCGTGCCTACGGCACTCGCCTACGCTCTGGCCCGCGAGCTAGAGGGCCGGGTCCAGTTCGACAACATCTACTTCGCCAAGTCGGCCGACCCGGAAGCGCCCAAGTGGCAGGTCTTCGACCGTCACGATTCTTTTGGCGACCTGGATACCGAGTTCAAGGATGTCGTCCTGAAGTTCAACCCGGCTGGCGGGTTGAAGTTCCTCGCCGAACACGCCCTGAAGCTCAAGCCCAAGTATCACTACAAAGACGTGGAGCCGTCGCCCGCCTGGCGGCCTTACGAGTTGGGCTATGCGCCCACGGCCCTGGCCGTGTCGAGTCCTGCGAAGGGCTGGGCGATTGAGACGGATGATGGGGAGGACAAGGGGAAGAAGGTCACGAAGTATGCGTGGCCGGGCGTGATTCGCAAGTTCATCGACCATTGGGCAACCCGTGCGGACGCCCGCGACTATGCCAACGACGACATCGTTTATACGCGCGAGTTGGACAAGCACTTCGGCTGTCCCGAGCCGGGCGACAACGACTCCACCTTGACGTGCATGGTGGCCGCCGTCCGCTGGCACGGCTTCACGATCGACCGCGAAGGGATCAAGGCCCTGATGGCGAAGGCCCAGGCCGTGGTTGCCGCCAGCCCGATCAATATCAACAAGCCGAGTGAGGTCCGCCCCTACGTCATGGCCGCGATGGACGACACGGAGGGCGTGATTCTCGAAACGTCCACGAAGAAGGCCAACCTCGAAGCGATCAGCAAGTGGGGCATCGGCGAGATGTGCCCAACGTGCAAGGGCAAAGGCTACCTGGATAAGGAAACCGACATCTGCCCGCAGTGCAACGGCGTGTGCTACGTCGGTGAACCGGAGCCGTGCGGCAAGTGCCAGGGCAATGATCCGCAGTGTGCTCGCTGCGGCGGTACGGGCGTCCTGAAGGTGGGTCGGCACCCGGCTGGCGTCCGCGCCTTGGAAATCCTCAAGGTCAAGTTCGCCGCCAAGGAAATCGAGCTATACGACAAGTTGTTGCTGGCCGGCAAGTTCCATGCCTCGTTCGTCGTGATTGGTGCCCTCTCGTCCCGCATGGCCGGGGCGGACGGCCTCAATGCCCAGGGCATCAAGCACACCAAAGAAGTCCGGCAGACGTTTCCCCTGACCTGGGAGGGGTATTTGCTCTGCGGCGGCGACTTCAGTTCCTTCGAGGTGACAATCGCCGACGCCGTGTGCAACGACGAGGCCCTGCGCGCCGAGTTGATCGCCGGCCGGAAGATTCACGCCTTGTTCGGCATGGCGATCTTCCCCGGCACGACCTACGAAGAGGTCAAGTCGAGCGACGGCAGCACCACCAACGATATGTATACGAAGGGCAAGCAGGGCTTCTTCGGCACGATGCTCTACGGCGGCGACCATAGCACACTGGTCAATCGCCTGGGCATCACCGAAGAGGTTGCGAAGAAGGCCATCGAAGACTTCGGCAGCCGATTCGTTGGCGTCAAGCGGTGGCGCAAGCGGGTGGCCGATTTGTTCTGCTCCATGACGCAGCCCGGTGGCATCGGCTCGAAAGTCGTCTGGAAAGAGCCGGCCGACTATGCCGAGACGATGCTTGGCTTCCGCCGCTATTTCACCTTGGAGAACCGCATCGCCCGCGCGATCTTCGACCTGGCCCGTAACACGCCCAAGCACTGGAAAGATTGCAAGGTCAAGGTGGTCCGCCGCGACCGCGTGCAGACCGCCGGTGGTGCCGTCTCCTCGGCCCTCTACGGGGCGGCCTTCTCGATGCAAGCGGCCAACATGCGGGCTGCGGCGAACCATGAAATCCAGTCGCCGGGTGCCGAAATCACGAAGCACGTCCAGCGGACGATCTGGGACTTGCAGCCGGTCGGGGTGAACCAGTGGCACGTTGCCCCCATGAACATCCATGACGAAATCATGTGCGTCACCCGTCCTGACGTGGTGCCGAGCGTCACGCAGGTCGTGCGGGATTCCGTTGAGCACTTCCGTCCCAAAGTACCACTGATCGGCATGGACTGGAATGAAGAAATGGCAAACTGGGCCGAGAAGAAAAGTGGCACGATCAAGATTCGCGCACCGGAGATGATGAAATGAAGTACGTGGACCACTACGAAATCGAATCCCGGAGCAACGACGGCGTATGGGAGCGTGTCGCCGAGGTCTACCCGAACTATCAGTGGCGGACAGGCCGCCTTTGGCTCTTCTTTGGCCTGGTCTGCCGGGCTGAGATCGTCAACAACGCCGAAGCCGCCGCGCTGCGGGCACGGTGCGAGGCCGCTGCCATTGCCCTGGGCCTGATAAAGGGTGATGCACGGGAGCGTTTTCGCATCTGGGAGTTCGGCCATAACGGCTGGTGGCTCACGAAAGAGATCGACGCTCAGTTTGGCGGGCACCTGATCTGATGGGCAGAATCCGCCGGCCAGCGCATGGTCCTGAGTGGTACATCCAACAGGCTTTGATTGCCTTCCTCAAGGCACGAGGCTGGCACGTCGAGCACACCCACGGCAATTTGTATCAGACCGGCTTTCCCGATCTGTACGTGATGCACGAGAAGTGGGGCACGCGCTGGATCGACTGTAAGCAACCGAAGAAGTACACGTTCACCAAAGCCCAGCGGCTCAAGTGGCCACTGTGGGCGGCCAAAGGCACTGGCATCTGGATACTTACGGCTGCCTCGCAAGAAGAATACGACAAGCTGTTCAGGCCGCCCAACTGGCGCGGCTATTGGAGGGAGTCGTGGGGTCAAGTTCCTGACATCGACGCCCTTCTCGACGAGCTAGACCGCGAAGGCTGGTAGCTCGCCTCTCTCAACCCGCTAAGAACCGCCAACTGCGGAGAAACCCTGCGCCGATGGAACTGCAACAACGACCCGAACCGTGGATGTGTATGCCTTTGGCCTTTGCGATGGCCTTGAACATGCCCGTCGCTGATTTGCTTGCAGCCATCGGCCACGACGGCAGCGAGATCGTCTTTCCGAGCCTTCCTGAGCCGTTGTGCCGGCGGTGTTTCCATATCCAAGAGCTAATTCAAGTCGCCTTGTCGCGCAGGCTGGCCGTCACGCCGGTCGAATTGTTCCCCACGCTGCAACCGACTGATGCAGGGCCATTTCACAAGACGGTGCTCTACCCCGACAACAACTGGCGACGGTTCGAGGCCGCCGTCCAAACCAGCCGGGGCGTGATTCACGGCACCGGCGCACGTCTCGGCCACACGGTCGCCTACGACCACGGCCGCATCTACGACCCGCGCGGGCCAGTCTACGACTACAGCCGGCTCGCCTGCGAGGCGCACCAGTTCTACACCCGCTGCGCCTGGCGGATCGACCCCATTGGAGAACGCATCCATGAGTAATCGGTACAACGCACTTCTTGTCTCGCAAATGAGTGAGCCGCTAGATGCCGAACGAAACGTGACTCTGTTCGAGCGCGTGCTTGCGGGAGATGCTGCCGCCCGTGAAGAAATGATCGTCGGCAACATGCCGCTGGCTGTTGTTAAGGTCGAGAGCTTCATTCGTTGCCTTCCGGGAATTGCACACCTGCGGGACGATCTAACCAGTTCCGCGTTCACTGGATTGGTTAAGGCTGTCAACCAGATGGCAGATGGCACGGCACTGAAATATGAGGGCAATTGGAACCCGACCGACTGCATCGGTGCGTGGATCAATCGTGAATTAGGGGAGTTGATCGAGACTGAGGGCATCGTTCCACCTCATACCTCGAAGCATCGTGCGCGTGCTCAGGGAAAAGAACTGACTTTGCCCACTATTGTCAACGTCATTCCCGAGCGATTCGAGGTTCCGTCCTATGAGAGGGAACTAGAGATGCGCGACCTGATTGAATCTTGCTGCGCCTGTGAAGAGGAGCGGACCTTTATCACCATGCGAGAAGCGGGTTACACCCTTGCCGAGATTGCGGCGGCCATCAACAGGTCGGTGGCGTCCACCTACAGAATGGGAAAGGCGCTGGATGCCTGCGTTCAACACAAGCTAGAGGCCATACGCAACGAATGATCCGACGCATCTTCCTAGACTTGGATGACGTATGCAACACCCTGGCACCCTTCGTGCTGCACTCGGTCGGTTGCAACATCGGCCCGACCGACTACACGGATTATCCGCGCGAGTTCGGGTACGCCATTTCCGACGTGGCCAACTATCTGCTGGGTGAGCCTCGGTACACGTCAGCTACGCTCTGGGCCTCCATCCCGCGTGCCATTTGGGTCAAGGTTCCCGAGTCCCCATTCTTTCGGTGGCTCCTGGAGGCGTGCGCCAATGCGGTCGGCCGTGAGAATGTCTGCATTGCTACCAGCCCGACGAAGTGCCCGGAGAGCCTGGCAGGCAAGCTGGAATGGATTCACGACCATTTTCCCGAATGGATGCACCGACAGTTTGCCATCACGCCTCGCAAGCACCTCTTTGCCCGTTCTGACGCGCTCTTGATCGACGACTACAGCGAGAACATCGAGCGGTTCGAGGCCCGCGGCGGCCACGCCATCCTGGTGCCGAGGCCCTGGAATGACAACTGGGCGTCGGACCCTCGTCGCTATCTCGAAGAAAAACTCCGGGCGATGGTCTAAAAACTCGCGCCATTTTCGGCGCATTAAATACCGGATTATCACACCTTTTGCCCGGAGTCGCTGATGCACGTCGGCGAGTGCATTACCGCCGGGGGTGCGACCGGGTGAAAGCTTCGTTTGGATTCTGTCTTTCGGCACACAGGTGTAACCGATGGTAAAGCGCGAATTCCTCCAACTGGCCGACCACTACGATCCGCGCAAGCATGACGTGGCCGGTTGGTTCATATCCGAAAAGCTGGACGGCACCCGTTGCTTCTGGGACGGCGGCCTGACCCGTGGACTGCCCACCGAACAAGTGCCCTGGGCCAGCATCATCGACCCCAAGACCGGCGAAAAGAAAGCCAAGGTCAAACCCCTGTCAACCGGCCTGTGGAGCCGCTACGGCAATCCGATCATGGCCCCGGATTGGTGGCTCAACCAGCTTCCCTGCTGTCCCTTGGACGGCGAGTTGTGGGCCGGGCGGGGCAAGTTCCAACTCTGCCGGTCGATCTGCGGCGGCGACACCCCGGACGAGCGCTTCGACAAGATCGTCTTCGCGGTCTACTCCACCCCGCCCTTGGGCGCGATCTTCGGCACCGGCGAGATCAAGAACGCCAACATGGTCTGCCACGTCGATTACCTCACGATTGAGGCGTGGATTCGCCAGCGGCTCAATTCGCGGGGTGGCCGCTTCGACGGTCTTCCGGTCCCGAAGCGCTGCCTGGGCGACGACTTCAAGTTCCTGACGGCCGATCAGACCTTCAGCAAGGAAGTGGCCGTGCTCAGCGAGGCCCTGGAAAACACGGACGCCTCAATC